GGGGGCGGGCGGGAGACTGCCGATGGTGTGGCACAAAGGGGGCGCATGGGGCGGCGCTAGGCTCTTTGTCGGCGCGGACATGCGTATGCGCGGCCTGCCCCGCCCTGCCGGTTGCATCGGGCTTGTGGTTGGCCCGCCCTGCTTTTGTTGGTGCTGGCCCTAGCGCTGCCATCAGGTCGCCATTCGGTGCCCATCAGGCCAGCCGCGGAGCCGCCAGAAGAAAAAAGAAGGGCGCCGTTTCAATGGGTTGTCATTTTTTTGACGGTTAGGCCCGATTAGGGGCTTGACCCGGAAACGTGCTAGGCCCATAAAGTCACCTGTTCCGGCCAGCCCGACGCTAGGCGAACGGCTCCGGAGCGGCCTCTAGGGCAGCCCGCAAGGCTCCTGTTGGAAGGCGCAACAAGGCGACTGCTTCGGCGACAGCCGCGCTAGACCACTGGAGTTGGGCCTAAGTCCCTAGAGCCGCGCCAAGCCGCCGCCGTGAGGCGGGACGGACGGAACGCAATGGGGCTCCCTAGTCGCCCCTTAGTCGGCCAACCGGCCCTTGCCAGCGATATGCGGCGGGCCACCGGAAGCCGAAACTAGGCAGGGTCGCGGCCCGCCTTGGGAAAGCCAAGGGTCGCCTTGCATGGTCCTATAAGGAACCATCTCGCATGAGTAGGCTGTTACGGCGCGAGCCGTAGCTAGGTCCGGGAAGGGTCCCGCTTTGACGGTGCCCGCAAGGTCCGAAAGCCAAGGGGTGCGGAGAGCAGGCCAAGGGCACGGGAGTAACAGACGTGCGTCTAAGCGTATCCTAACGGGTGCGTAGAGGGCAGGGCCATGCGAGTAGTGGAAGCTCTAGGGGTGCCAAAGGCGGACCTAGCTTGCGACCACCGTTAGCGTCTGAAACTGCGCGAAGCGAGAAGAACAAGGGAAACCCTAGTCCCCTCTCCGACCGTGAAGGCGCGGCACAGACGCCAAACTGGAACCTAAGGAGGTGTGAAGGGGACGGAGGGGTTCCTTGGGGAGTGTGCGTCTGAACCGACAGGCACGTTTTGCCCTAGCTACGGTTAGGGACGTAATTCGTCACTGGCTCGCAGCCGTATCCCACACTCCCCTAGCAACCCCTCAAAGGAGGCCATTATGGGCGGCTATTATGTCGTTCAAGTCTGGACGAAAGCCCAGCCCGAGCCGGTGACATATCTATCGCGGACGGTCTGGGAAGCCCGAAAGCAATATGCCGAGGAACGGGGCTGTGACGTCACCGACGTCATGGGACGCCGTATCGGATTTTAAGGATAGGCTGCCAATGACAATCGCTGACTACGCACAACTGTCAGTGCTCGAAAAGGCCCTTCGCGGCCAGCCGCTCACCGTCAACGAACGTAAGGTGGCCTGCTACCTCGCCGTCGCCGCCCGCAGGGCCAAGGACGATGCGTTGAGCCGTGTCGCCTTCGGCTGCTGACACAACAGGCACGGAAAGGGGTCTGACATTGGTCGCTCGACGCAAGCACCCTTCACCGGGACTGCGGCACCTTTCGGATGAACAACTCCGGGACGCTATCCGGCTTCCAGCCAACGCCAGCCAAACGGCTGTCATCTGGGCGGAGTTGACCGCTAGAAACCAACAGGCACGGAAAGGGGCCTAGCATGATTGCCAATGCTTTTTGTTCATGGGCCGCCGCCCGCAAGCGCGCTGCCGACGCCAAGAGGGACGCCAAGCGCGACCTCACGGCCGCCAAGCGCACCCATGACGCTGACCATCACGACCTGTCCCGATGGGACGACGACGGAGGGTGCTGCCATGCCTAAGACCCTCGTCAACATCGGCTTGGACGCCAAGGGCAAGCTGCTACTTCCGCGCCATGCTCTGGCCGCGCTGGCTGTCATATCGGGCCAAGCTGCGACCGCCGCCACGGTCCACAACATCGACAGCGAGCCGACCCTCATTGCCGAGTTGCGGCACCCGCTCTCGACCGCCGCCGCCTATGAGGTCGCACGGTTCTTGCAACAGGACGCCATAGCGGTCTGGGACGGGCACGATGGGCACCTTATCGGGCCTAACTCGCTCGAATGGGGTCCATTCGACCCCTCACAATTCCTAACGCTCGACGGAGGTCGCCTAGCGCCGCCTCTGGCGAACGCCGCCTGACCTTAACGTAAAAGGAGATTTGTTGTGGACAGAGTTGGACGCATCAATCGGGACAAGAACCTAATTCGTGAGGATGATGCTCACAATCAAATGGTCATCTTCGACCAGCAGGACGGCGAAGGGCTGCTTGCTCAGTTCTGGGCTGACGAAGTCGCCGCTGCGGAGCCGCATGGTCGGGGGTTCATCGTCTGGGACGAACAACACCCCTACTATCTGACCGCTCGCCAGCTTGCCACGGCCAAGCGCCACGTCGGCCTCGCCTAGCAACCCTCACCGGCCACGGGGGAAACATCATGCAACCTCAACCTCAACCCGAACTCGACCTCGGGCTCCCGCCACGTGGTCCCGGCACCTATGCCATTGGCACCAAGGTCACTCCCGACTGCGACCTTGAAGAGGTTTTCACGGGACTCATGAGAGAAGGGTGGAAGCCAGTTGGCGACGGCTCCTTTACCAACGTCTTTATCTCACCTGACCGCTCGCGAGTGCTCAAGTTTGCGGACGGAGAAGGTCAGCGGGCGACCGTCGATGCGGCTCTTGCCAATCCCCACAATCCGCATCTTCCGAAGATTTACGGGGTCATCGACCTCTATGGAGACTATGATTTCGCCTACGAAGCGGAGTGCCTCACCTCATTCGTAGAAGATAGCGATGAATTCGAGTGGGAGGATGAGAGCACTTGGCCGGACGAGTATCGCAAATGGTCGAGCCGCTGGAACCCAAACGAGAACGAACGGCGTATCAAGTTTGGCCGAAACGGGCCGATGAAGGACGCCTTGCGCTCCTTGAAGGCCGCAATGGACGATTGGGGCGTTGATTGGGACGCCCACCCCGGCAACGTCATGGTCCGCCCTTCGACCGGCGAACTCGTCCTTAACGACCTTCTCGCCTGACAAGCACGTTAACACGCCCAACCCTTTACCAGCCACAAGGGAAACATCATGCGTATCTATCGGATGGAGAACGCAGACCGTGAAGGGCCATTCGTCGGCATTACTAATAAAGCCGAGGCTCGCGGGATGTGGCAACACGTCCCTTGGATAAAGGTTGAGCCGGGAGCCCTAGTTGGGCTCGATAAGGCTCACCCGCATCACCTCAAAGACGTCTTTGGGTTGGACAATTCGACCACCGAATTGCTCGATGAAATGGGGTTGGCGGAGATTGTTCTGCCTGACCCTGGCCAGTGGGTTGTTGGGTGCGTTGACCTCGCCCAATTCTACCATTGGTTTCCTCCGAAAGCCCTGCCTGACTTCGCCAAGTTCGGGATGACGCTCGACATTTACGAGTGTCCCGACTGCGATGTGAAGAAGGGCCAGTATCAGGTTCTATTCCGGCGTGACCGGGCACGGCTCCTAAAGAGCGAGCCTCTTACGCACCCTCTCGCCGCCTAAGTTTCACCGCCCAGCCACAGAAGGGAACTACTAATGTTCGACACACCACTCTCCGACCGCGTCTCACGGATGCAAGAAGCTGCCCTCGCGGCCCGTGAGGACTTCGAGGGCCTGCCCACCGGCCACCCGCTCGTTGCCAGCGTCAAGATGAACCTCGACGGGCTCGACTACGCTCTGGCCGAGGTCGAACGGCACGTCACCGAACAGGGCTTCTAAACCCCACCAGCCACGGGAGGGAGCCGTGTTCCTCTTCACGCGCTGCCGCGTCTCCTTCGCGGCCCTGTCGCTGCTCGTCATCTGCACGAAGCCTGACCACGCCAGCGATATTCACTTCATTCTCACTCAGGAGTGCGTCGTATGCTCGCGTATGAAACCCTATTAGACCTCGCTCGCCAGCGGCTCGACACCATCGCCCGCTCGCCCAACTTCACCCGCGGTGCTCGTCACCATGCGCTCGACCTTAGGCGAACGGTCGAAGCCGAACTAGCCGCTCTCAATGCCGGCCACCCCAGCATGGCGCTCGTCCCTCTGGCGGAAGCCAACGAGTGCCGCCGCGCCCGTAACGCTGTAATCGCGCTCGACAAAGCGGCCTGACCCGCACCTCAGCCACAGGAGGCAGAAATGAACGTCCACTATGATGACGTGCTCGCTACCTATCTGCCCGTCACTGGAAGTGAGCTGCTTTACACGGTCGACCGGCAGAAGCTCCGTCGATTTCTCGCTGGCTATTTGGAGGCCATCAGCTTCACGGACGGGTGGCCGGACGGCGACCTCACCGGCCTCGACCTCACCGTTGAAGGTCCGGGAGGATGGGGTGACGGCCAGATTTCCGCCATGCTGGCCGATGCAGACCGGTTCATTCTCGCAGCCCAACCTATCATCGCCAGCCAGATAGGTCTGGGAGACCTCTGGACCGACGGTGGGCCCTACACGATTGAGAAGGCGGCCACCGACTTCTGGCTAACCCGTAACGGCCACGGCGCTGGCTTCTGGGACCGGAGCTTCACCTACGGTGAAGGCGGCGACCCGGTTGTCGGTCTTGGCTATGACCTCTCCGCGCTCGTCGGCCACGGCACCGCCTTTCCCAAGGTCGAGACCTACGTTGGCGATGACGGCCGCGCCTATCTGATTTGACCCACCCCGCCCCAGGGAGACCATCATGCTCCATAAGCAAACCCTCGAACTCCGAGACGACCCGCTAACGGACTTCGACGCGGTCAGCATTGCCGAAGGCTTTGCCGAAGCCGACCCGGATACCACCATGCGGGCTTGGCAGCACCTCGTCGACACTGGCCTAGTGTGGAAGCTGCAAGGTTGGTTCGGCCGCACCGCCAACGACCTCCTCCAGCGCGGACTTCTTCGCAAGGCCGAAGACCGCCCGACAGAGGACACGCTTCACCACACTCTCTGACCCGCCACAAAGGGGACCATCAATGCCCGACACCTATGACGTCGCCGTCATCGGCGGCGGCCCCGCTGGCCTGTCCGCCGCACTCAACGCTGCCAGTGAGGGCCTTTCGACGGCCATGCTCTGCGCCGAGAAGGGCGGGCAGGCCGGCACCAGCTCTCTCATCGAGAACTACATGGGGTTTCCGAAGGGCGTCTCCGGGCCGGACCTCACTCACCTCGCAGCCGCACAGTGCGACAAGTTTGGGGTCGACACCATCCAATGCACGGTCGAAGCCCTCGCTCGCTCGCAGACTGGCTACATCCTCGTCACCAAGAAGGGGACCATCGTCCGCGCTCGAGCGGTCATCATCGCCAGCGGCGCTCGCTACAACAAGCTCGCCCCAGAGACCAACGTCCAGGACTTCGAGGGCCACGGAGTCCACTATGCCTGCACCGCCCAGACCATTCACGGCCGTAAGCTAGGCTCGGTGGCGGTCGTCGGCGGCGGCAACAGCGCCGGGCAGGCCGCGGTCTTCCTCGCTGACCGGGCCAAGCACGTCCACCTAATAGTCCGTCGCGACAGCCTGACCGAGACCATGTCGCACTACCTCATCGAGCGCATCGAGGCCCACCCGAACATCACCATCCATCGGCGGACGGTCATCGCCCATGCCGAGGGCGGCGAGGCGCTGGAACGGCTGCTCCTGCTCGGGCTCGACACGCACGTTACCGAGCGGCTGCCGGTCTCCGACCTGTTCGTGATGATTGGCGCAAAGCCCAACTCGGAGTTCTTGATGGGGCTCTGCCCTCTCGATGCACACGGGTTCGTCATCACGGACGAGGACAAGTCGACGGATACGCCTGGCCTCTATGCTGTGGGCGACGTCCGCAGCGGCTCCGTCAAGCGGGTCGCCAACGCGGTCGGCGAGGGAGCGAGCTGCGTCCCCGCCGTCTGGAAGCATCTCAATCCGCAGCCCCAGCCACAGGAGGAACACGCATGAACTACGCAACTGAACGGCTGCTTGCCGCAGCCGAGGCTTCGCTTCTCGCCTGGGAGAACGAAGAAGACAGTGTTCGTGAGGAACACCGCGAAGTCATCGAGGAGCTGGACCAGGCCATCATCTACTTCACCGTTCACGGCTCAAAACCCCAGCCACAGGAGCAGGCAAATGCGTGACACTCTCATCTTCGCTTACGCACAAGGATTCTGGGAGCGACTGACGCTCGGAGATGCCTTCGGACGCACCCACGAAACTAATCAGGATTGGAATGAGGCCTACGACGCCGGAGCCAACCTAGCCGACCGGCTTACCTTCTGGCGGGACGTCTACTAATGCGCCTCTACCGCACCGCCAAGGGAACCTGGGTTGGTCGCCAAGACGAGGCCCGCAAGGACGGCCGAGGCTGGGAGCCGGTTGACGTTCCGACCGACAAGCCCCGCCTTCTGGCCTGGCTCAACGACCACATCACGCCGCCCTCAAACGACAACGAGACCCCCGCGTTTCTGCTCGGGCGCTCCGATGCCGAGCGCGGGATGACCGCCAACCCCTACGGCTCGCCCGACCTTCGGGATGAGTGGGAGCGAGGTCACGCCTTCGCTGTCGCCAGTGGGGCCGCCAGCCTGCCGAGCTTTGCCGTGCGGGCACTGTCAAGGAATGGAAAGAGAAAGTGACAACACTCGACCACATCGAGCGGGTCAAGAAGCTCGCGAAGACGGCCCAGGCGGCCGTCGAATGGGACGCTCAGTCGGACCCATATGCCAACGTCGCATCGGAGGGGATTGAGAAACTTATCTCAACCCTTAGCGGAGAGGACAAGGAGGTCTGCACTTGCCCAACCTGTGGCGTAGTCAACGCCCGCCTCCGGGCGGAGCTGATGCGACGTGGCTGGAGCAAGGCCGCCGTCCATCATGTCCACATCGAGGGCTACGACTGCCGCGGAGCAGCCCACCCCTACCTAGCTTCGGTTCGGGTCGATGGGGTGGAGGTCTACCGAGTCGAGCGCGACCTCGCGGAGGCTATAGACCCGGACGTTCTGGACGATATTGAAAGGAGGTTGAGGTTCAAGTGCTCGCAGTAATCCTCCTAATCATCGCCATCTACTGTGCCATATCTGTCGCCACCTTCGACAGCGACGGCCCCAACCCAGGTTAATCAGTTTCCCGTGGCTGGGAACGACCCGCCCTCATTCAGCTCATCGCGCTGGGTGGGGGCGGGCTGATACCGGCTGCGACCATAAGAGCGGGAGAAGTGTCAACATGAGAGAGTTTACGGTGGACGTTCCGGTGTTCGTTCGTGTCGTCGTCGAGGCGGATGATGCGGAAATTGCAGCAGCGGTTTCCAAGAAGTTTGTTGAGGAGCAGATGGGGCCGATTGACTCCCGCCTCGAACGAGTCGGTGGGGCCTGGCAATCGGTTTCGCCTAAAATTGTTCCGGTCGATGACGATGATGCGGCTCCCGACGTCTATCTTTGTCGGGGCGGCAAGCTGGCCTGGGTTGCCCCGTCCGGCCTCCTCGAACTCACGGGAGAAGACTGTGGCCGCTGAGAGTAACGGCGGGCAGAGCCCGAGCCTTCTGACCCAAGTCCACCCGCCGTCCCCAGCCACGGGGAATTGCCCCGCTAAAGTGGGGTGTGTGGGGAGTCGAGAATTAACTTTTATTGACGCAGTCGGGGTTGACACTTTTCGTGCCAGTCCCGATAACGTGTCAGTCACCGAAATAAGACCATTAATCAGCCACGGGGCGGGGACTAGTTTTATGACGAATGGAATGGAGGCCGATACATTCGGCCCAGAAGAGGAGTATTATGAAGATGCCTGCACAGATAAAGGCGGGCGCGCAGGGACCGATTATGGGGGGCACGGATATGATGAGGAGTGTTTCATCCACGCCGCTCTGGAAGCGCGTCGGAGAGTTGGGCGCCTCATCGGCGTTCCTGCTCTACCTGTCTGATGTTGCGTCTGACCGCTTGAGCCTGACCCAGGCCGCCTTCTTCATGTTGGCGGCGACCGCCGATGCCGCTGGCAAGCCGGCCACCCGGACCCAGCTCATCCATGCGTATGGCGACAACTTCGGGGGTTCCGTCCGGAACACCTACCGGCAGCTCCTCGAGCCCAGCCGGGTGTTTCCCAAGGCGCTCGGCTGGCTGACCACCGAGGAGAACCCGGACGACAGCCGGGAGCAGTTCCTCCGGCTGACCAACAAGGGCAAGGCCGTCATTGACGGGGCGCTTCTTGCGCTCGAGCCAATCACCATGCCGAACAAGAGGCGGACACAGTGAGAGGGGCCGAGTGTGAGAGCCCGTTCGTTGTGGATGCGGAGAGAAGGCGACAGCTTTCTCGAGAGAAGGCATTAGACCAACGCGTAGCCCTCCGCACGGAGAAGCTATGGCTCGACGGATATATCGAAGACCTCTTTGATAAATCTCCAGAGCATTATTGGCTATGCCGCATCCGCGACCGCCTATATCCAAAGGAGTAAGCCATGAAGTTCCGTCAGAAACCCAACGGTATCTGGGTCGTCGACTATGAGGACGACCAGGGCAAGCGTCGGCGTGTCTCGACGGGTATCAAGACGCCTCCGCAGAGAAACCCTCCCGCCGACGTGCGTATTGCCGGGCGGGAGGTTGTCTTGGGGGTCCGCGGTGCTGCGGTGTCGCCGTCGACCCCCAAGGCACGTTCACGGGCCGGACGCTTCACCATGTCGGACCTGTTTGACAAGTGCCAGCTCACAGTCTGGCACCCGGACAACGTGCGCTCCCAGCGGACCATCACGTCCAACGTCAAAGTCCTCAACGGCCTCATTGGCGACGTTCCGGTGGAGGACATGACCTACACCCGGCTCGACCAGCTCGTCACAGACATGAAGACCCGTGGCTACAAACCCGCCACCATCAAGCGCAAGCTGGCGATGGTCGGCAAGGCCCTCAAGATGGCGACCATGTGGACCGACGAGACCGGCGCTCCGCTGCTCCGGGCCAAGCCCGCGATGCCAACGGTCGTCGTCAACAATCTCAAGGACCGCATTATCGAGCCGCGAGAGGAAGAGGCCATGTGGGCCGCCGTCGAGAAGCGGCGCCAGCTCGAGCCGAACCGCCAGTGGTTCAAGTTCCGGGTCCTGCTGGGGCTTCTGTTCGACACGGCCGGTCGGCTGGGCGAGACCATCAACCTAGGCCCAAAGTCCCTGACCCAGGAAGGAGGGATGACCTTCGTCACCTTCCCTCGTTACCGGACGAAGTCCGGGAAGCCGCGCAAGCTCCCGCTGGCGCATCGGTCGGTTGAGGGTCTGGGCTCACTGATGGACCACCTCACGCTCGACCGGGCGACCGGCGAGTGGCGCTTCTTCGGCTTTGCCGAGAACCTGGCCGGCGTCATGTTCCGCCAGATTAAGGAGGACGTTGAGCGTGAGACCGGAATGGACCTGAGCGACGTCACTCTCCACACCATCCGCCACACCACCCTCACCCGGCTGGCCCGCGGAGGGATGGACCTGGCGCGGCTCCAGCTCTGGGCCGGACACTCCGACCCGAAGATTACTTCGGAGCGGTATCTCCACTTCATCCCGTCCGACCTCGTCGGCGGCCTCGACATCCTCAACACTGGCACACCCGGTGCGAATAGGTTTGCTACTCGCACCAAGCCTGCAACCGTGTCTGTCCCGAAACCCGCAGCTATCCGTGCCAACCCAGGCACGGTGAGCCTGCAATAATTCGCTCAAGGCCGTCGATGTTGGTGCCCTTTTTGTGCGCCCTCATCGGCGGTTTCCAGCGGAAAATCTTCCAGTTTTCCAAGGGTGCCAACGGCACCCAGCCACGCCGAGCCGCTCTGGCACGATTGGCACGATAACGTGCCTACTTCTCAGTCATCCCCATGCCAAAGGAACATCATGGACCACGTCACCAAGAACGTCATCGAGTGGAACCGAAATTCAGTTCGACGTGCCACTCTCCGCCTCCAGAGAGCTAGAACGGAAGCCGAGCGGAGGACCGTGACCAACGACATCCGCCGTTTCGAGGACAACATCGAGGCGCTGCAAGGAGTAGAGCAATGACTGACGTATCGAAAGAGCTTCTGCCGTGTCCGTTGTGCGGCGCCCCGATGAAGCGCGGCCGGCAACTGACGATGCACGTTGAGCCAGGTGACTTCCTTATCGGCTCGCTTGCCTTCCAGAACGAAGCAATCGCCGCATGGAACACCCGCCCCCAACCGACACCCTCTGCAACAGGGGAGATTGTCGCGGAACTGCGAAACAGCGGATGGATTTCGGGGAACACTGGCGAAGAAAGCGATGCCCCCTATCGCGCCGCCACCCTCCTCGAACAGCAAGCCGCGGCCATCTCGGAGCTGCGGGGGGCACTTGGCTTAATTCTGAACGGCCCGCTCGGTTCTCAGGCGTTCCGGCGTTTTGCTTTGCGTATCGCCCGCGCCACCCTCGAACGGACGAGGGGGAGCGGCGATTGAGACCCCTCTATCGTGAAGACGTCCGACGAGAGCTTGACCTCGAAGCGGAAAGCCGGTCGCTCGGCATCGCCCGCTATAACCGCGAGCGCCCCATGCCGTGGTCCGGAGAGAACAGCTCAGCCGACGAAGAAGCGAACCTTCCGCCCGGCCAGCATCTCCTAAGGCTCGCCATCAAGCCCGCAGCCGAGGCCATAACGGCCTGGGTCGAAGGCGCCAACAGCGGCAAGGCCGGCAAGCGCCACTCCGCAGTAAAGTGGCTGGAGAACGCTCGGCCCGAGGAGGTCGCCTATCTGACCGCTCGAACGGTCCTCAACATGGCGGCCGTCCGGGCCACCCTGCAATCGACCGCCATCCAGGCGGCCACCGCCATCATCGACCACGTCGACATGGTGACGTTCCGCGGCAAGAACCCTGCCGGCTATGCGGGGCTCATTCGCAAGGGCCGCCGCGCCCGGACCAGCGCCAGACGCCTCAACGCCATCCGCAAGATGCTGGAAGGAGAAGACAGCCGGACCTCCATCCCGAAGGCCGAGAAGCTGCGGCTCGGGATGATTGTCGTCGAGTTGTTCCTCGACTCCACCGGCCTGTTCGAGCTGGACACCCGACCCCGAGGCGCCGGAATGGGCTATTACCTCCGTCCGTCCGAGGCGGTGAGCCAGTGGCTGTCCCGCCAGCACGACCGCTCGGCGCTGCTCGAGCCCCTGCTCCTTCCTATGGTCGTCCGCCCTCGCCGCTGGCGTTCGCACCGGGTTGGAGGCTACCTCCGTCGCCTGCCCAACCACCCGCTCGTTAAGCGGTGGGATGCCAAGTATCTCCAGCTCCTCGACGCGGCCGACCTCAGCAAAGTCTACGAGGCCGTGAACCACATCCAGGAGACGCCATGGCGCATCAACAGCAAGGTCTTCGATGTCATGCGGGAACTGTGGGACAACGGCGGCACCCTCGGGGGCCTACCCCCACGCGACGACCAGCCGCTGCCGGGCAAGCCCATCGACTTCGACACGGATGAGGCAGCCCGAACGGAGTGGAAGCGCCGGGCCGCCACCATCCATGAGGCCAACGCCCAGCTATTCAGCCAGCGCCTCCAGACACAGCAGCGCCTGTGGATTGCCGGTAAGTTCGTCGACGAGGCGGCCATATGGTTCCCTCACGCTCTCGACTTCCGCGGCCGGGTCTACCCGATGCCGGCCACGGCCATACACCCGCAGGCCGACGACGGCGGCAAGGCGCTCCTTGAGTTCGCCCACGGGCTTCCGCTCGGGACGTCTGGCGCCTACTGGCTGGCGGTCCACATCGCCAACCTGTTCGGGGTCGACAAGGTTTCGTTCAAGGAGCGCGTCGAGTGGACCTACGCCCACTCGCGCCAGCTCATCGACAGCGCCCTGGCGCCTCTCGACGGGGAGAAGTTCTGGCTGACCGCCGACTCCCCCTGGATGGCACTCGCTTCGGCCTTTGAGTTCGCCGCCTATCTCGATGAAGGAGACACCTATGTCAGCCGACTGCCAATCCCGCTCGACGGGAGCAACTCCGGGCTCCAGCACTTCTCGGCGCTGCTTCGCGACCCGGTAGGTGCGCGAGCAGTCAACCTCATTCCCGGCGAAGCTCCGAGCGACGTCTATGAGGAAGTCGCCTCGAGGACGCAAAAGCGGATTGATAACGACCAGCGACCGGAGGCGGCTGTCTGGCGAGGTGGCAAGGTTACTAGGTCTATCGCCAAGCGACCGACCATGACCTACGTCTACTCGGCCACCCGCTACGGTATGCAGGACATGGTCCTCCAGACCCTCAACGAGCTGGATGCCGAGAGTGCCGAGCCCTACCTGGGCGGGGCCGACAATTACGCGGCGGCCCACTACCTCTCCTACATCCTGTTTGATGCGGTTGGTGAGGTGGTCGCCGCGGCTACCTCCGCGATGGAGTGGCTGCGCCAGGTTGCCAAGGTCGCCACAAACGCCGACGTCCCGCTGGCGTGGACGACACCGGATGGCTTCCCGGTCCTCCAGGACTACCACACCAACTACGGGGAGCGGGTCGAGGTCCACTGGAAGGCCACGGTCTTGAAGCTCACGCTCTCGTTCGAGGGCTCGAGCCTAGACGGCCGCGGCCAGGCCAACGGCATCGCCCCCAACTACGTCCACTCCCTTGATGCTGCACACCTCCGGGCGCTTGCTCGGGCGGCTAAGGCGGCCGGCATCGACTATCTGGGTGTCATCCACGACAGCTTTGCGACCCACGCCGGCCGCACCGATGAGCTGGCCCGACTTCTCCGGGACACGTTCGTAGAGCAATATGAGCCCAACCTCCTCGCCCGGTTTCGGGACGAGGTTGCGGCCACTATGCCGGAGGTGTGGCAGGCCGCCCTGCCCCCGGTCCCAACGGAAGGGACGCTCGACCTGGAGGAGGTCCGCCGCTCCCCTTACCTCTTCGCCTGATAGGCACGTTAAAGTGCTGATTACCCGCCACTCTATAGGAGACCGAAGCTCGGCTCCAAGGAGAACCCATGCCAGAGAACTTCCTTTTATATCTTGACGACCTAATTCGGGGGAGCCGAGCCGCCCTTGAGAAGGCCCTTGATGATTTGGGCGACTTCCGAGAGGCCCAGGCCAATGCGTCCCGACTCTATACCCTCATTCAGCTTCGGGCTGAGGCGGGCGAATATGAGCCCGTCTGACCATCCGGCCTGGCTGTCCCCGCTCCACACAATCAGGGACGCCATCAGTTTCGCAACGTCGGCCGCAGCGCTCCGTCGCCCGGCCTTTGAAATCCTCTACGCGCTCCAGCGCCACCCTCCGGCTGTCCAGATGGACTCGCTGTTCCTGACAGCGGTCGCCATGTCCGAAGCTCTCGGACTCGACGCCCATGAGATGGTGTCCCGCGCCAAGCGCATCATGCCAGACGCCGAGGCAGCCTACACGGACCACATCCAGGCCGTGAAGGACTACGCCAGAGGGGAATTGAAATGACAGGTGAAGACCTTTTTGAGTTAGTTGTCGGCACATCAATCGCCGTGGTTACTGCTGCCGCCGCGGTGTGGATTGTCGTCAATATAATTCATTCGCTAGTCTAATGAATAGACAACAGGCCCGCATAGAGGCCCTTCTAGAACAAGCCGCTTCCCATGCCGATTACAGCGGCGCCATCCCACTCGACCTCACGGTCGACCTTCTCGAAGAGGGCTACGACTTCCGGGGCATCACCCGTGACCTGGCCCGCTTAAACCGAAAGGCACGTTAACACACCTATGCTTCGCAATCGCAAAGACTACCCGACCTACATCACGCCGAAGGCCCAGGTCGTTTGGGCGTCCATCGACGAGCCCGACTACGACTATAAGGACGGCGGCGAGTTCCACATCAAGGTCCGCTTCGACCCGGCCGATGACTCCTGGGATGAGCTTCGCAATGCAGCCGAGGCTCTGCTTGACGAAGCGTTCGAGCAAACAGCGGCCCAGCTCCAGAAGGAGAAGAAGGGCGCCCTGCTCAAGAAGCTCCACAAGAAAGACTCCATCTTTGCCGAGGAGCTGACCCGAGACGAGAACGCGGAACCGACAGGAATGACCCTTCTTCGCGCCGGTATGAAATACCGCGTCGAGGTCAAGAACGGCCCGAACGCCGGCAAGACCTACGAGTTCACTCCCGACGTCTTCGACGCCCGCGGCAAGCGCATCAAGAAGGTGCCGCGTGTCGGCGGCGGGTCCGAGGTCAAGCTCTCGGTTCGTCCGATGGAATACTTCATCGCCAAGGACGGAGAGATGGGGATTAGCTTCGGTCTCGAGGCGGTCCAGATTATCGACCTCGTCCAGGGCGGCAAGCGCGATGCCGAGTCCTACGGCTTCGGCGCCGAGGACGGCTTTACCGCGTCCGACGATGACGGCGGCTTCTCTGATGAGGGCCGCGGCTTCGAGTCCGACGAAGGCTCCGACGCAGACTTCTAATGACCCGAGACTTGTTCCTGGCGCTGCCTCCACGGGCAACCGCCAGGACTCGTTGCACTTGCCGTGGCTTCGGGAAGCGCGCCTTCCCACAGGTCTACAATGAGCCTCGCTATAAGGAGTGGCTCGAAGAGGCAATCACACAGGTCAAAGCGGTCGAGGCCCCATTCCCCGACGCTCCCTTTGAAGGGGACGTAGACGTAGCCATCGAGGTCATCGTCGCCAAGCCCAAGGCCACCAAGAAGCGGCGGCCCAAAGGCGACCGCGACAACTTCGAGAAAGGCCCCTTCGACGCCATCACCCACGCTGGCGGATGGTGGAAGGATGACGACCAAATCGTCTCCGGCCCATTCCTTAAGCGGTGGGCCAAGCCGGGCGAGCAGGAGGGCTACCGCCTCCGCATCACATTCATGGAGTAACCATGACCGACATCGACAAGCTCATAGATGGGCTGATTGACCGCGAAGGCGGCTACACAAACAACCCGAACGACAGCGGAGGGGAGACCAACTTCGGCATCACTCTCTCCGTCGCCAGAGCCAATGGCTACTTCGGCTCGATGGCGGACATGCCGAGGAGCACGGCGGCGTCCATTTACCGGCGACTCTATTGGGAGAAGCCGAGTTTCGACCTGGTCGCTGCGACCTATCCTCGAGTGGCGGCCGAGCTATTCGATACCGGCGTCAACATGGGGCCGAAGGTGGCGACGACGTTCCTACAGAGGGCGCTCAACGCTCTCAACCGGAACGGCGCGGACTACGTCGACATAAAACCGGATGGGGAGATTGGCGGCTCTACTGCCTCTGCACTAGGTGGCTTCCGCCGCGTTCGCGGGCTGGCCGGAGAACAGGTCCTCCTGGCTGCCCTAAACGCTCTCCAGGGGTGCCGCTATATCTCCCTGGCCGAGGCCCACCCGAAGGACGAGAGCTTCCTCTACGGCTGGCTGGCGAACCGTGTGGCGGTGCCCGTATGACCGTCGCCCGCCGCTCAGGCACTTGGCCTGAGATTGTCGCGGAGCATCTGAAAGCCCGCGGCCACATCAGCGAGGGGTCGGCCCTCATCGAATATGGCCGGTTCCGTCTCGGGGACGCCATCTTCCGTCTCCGCACCACGCACTCACACCTCCTGCCGACCGGCCAGGAGATTGTGACCATCCACAAACAGGACACCCAAGGGAATCGCTATGGGGAATATCACCTCGTCAGGACGCAGGCCGCCGAGATACGGCGCATCGTCGAAGAAGCCCGCGCCCGTGCGGATGAGGCCGCTCGCGTTCAAAGGGGCTATCCGCCTCGCGTTTGAGGATGCCCTCCGCAAGGCTGGGGCTGACTCTTCTATTCTGGAAAGCGCCCGCCCGGAGCAGCTTACGGCTACCTGGGTTGGGCCGAGGGACCGCCCATGAAGGCGGTCTTCCTTCTCATCGACGACACCTACGTCAACCTCCACCACATCGTCTACGTCGAGTCGAGCGGGGTCTACACGGTCGTAGAGCTGCTGGGCGGCAAGCGCATCTTTTCCAAGACGTCGGAGGAGACCATTCGGCTCGCCATCGACGCTGCCGTCGACCAGGCCAACGTCTGATGGAGTTCATGCTTGGATTTATCGGGGGCGTTCCGATTGGAATGGTCATCCTCATTGCCGCCATTCTTGTGATGTCGGAGCCTGACGACGCCGAATGACGCACGACACAGAGGCACAGCTCCTGGAAAAGGGGCCGTGTTCGTTCTGCGGCAGCTCGGATGCCCGCGCCGTCTATGACGACGGCCATAGCTTCTGCTTCGCCTGTCCCGAGGAAACCGCCCATCAGTGGGAGGACGGTGCCGGCCCCAAGCAGCCACCAAAACCCAAGGCGGGCCTTCTGCGCGGCGAGGTCGAACCCCTCCGCTCCCGCAAGCTGGACCTAAAGACGGTCCAGAAGTTCCGCTACCTCTCCGGCCGCTACCGCGGCAAGCCTGTCCAGATAGCGCAATACATGAACGCCTCCGGGCAGCCCGTCGCCCAGAAGTGGCGCGACAAGGACAAGAACATGGAGTGGGTCGGCTCCGAGAAGCAGGCCCTCCCTCTGTTCGGGCAGCACCTGTGGCGGGACAGCGGCAAGATGGTCGTCGTCACCGAAGGGGAGATTGACGCCATGAGCGTTGCTCAGGCCATGAGCCGCGACCTCACTTGGCCGGCCGTCTCGGTTCCAAACGGCGCTCAGAGCGCCCCCAAGGCGGTCGCTAAGGCTGCCGACTGGCTAGAGAAGTTCGACCGGGTCGTCCTTATGTTCGACATGGATGAGCCCGGACGGGAAGCGGCGGAGGCCGCGGCCCGAGTCCTGACGCCAGGCAAGGCGTTCATCGCCCAGCTCCCGCTCAAGGACGCCAATGAGATGGTCGTCGAAGGCCGCTCCAAGGAGCTGGTCGACGCGGCCTGGGGCGCCCCGCCTTACCGGCCGGACGGCATCATACGGGTCCGGGACGCCATTGAGTTCGCCCTGTCTCCACCAACCTTCGGTTACGCCTTGCCGTGGCGTGGGCCGACCGAGGCCACCTACGGCATCCGCCGAAGCGAGCTTTACGGCTGGGGTGCCGGCGTCGGGGTCGGCAAGACCACAGCCTTCAAGCAACTCATCGCCTCGACCATCGCTCCGAAGATAATCGCGGACCACACAGGCATCGAGGCCCTCGGGCTGCTCGAGCCGCGCCGGGCCGGGACCCTCCTTCTGGAAGAGAACGCCCGTCGAAAGACCGTCAAGACCATCGCAGGGATGTTGATGGGAAAGCGCGTCCATATGCCCGGCGTCGAGTATGACGAGGCCGAGCTGCGGCGCATCATGGAAGAGGAGATGGACCCCTATCTCTTCCTCTACGACCACTTCGGCGCCAAGGATTGGGACGGCATCAAGGACATCATCCGGCACATGGTTCTGGGCGATGGCATCCAGGACGTCTTCCTGGACAACCTGACTGCCCTTCTCGCCTTTGCCGACGACGACCGAAAGGCGCTCGACGTCATCATGGCGGACCTCGCCAGCATGGTCGAGCAACACAACTTCACGCTCCACTACGTCTCCCACCTGACCACGCCGGACGGCAAGGCCCACGAAGAGGGCGGCCGGGTGTTGGAGAAGCAGTTTACCGGGGGCCGGGCGATTGCCCGTTGGTCCCACAACCTGTTCGCGCTGGAGCGCGACAAGCAGCAGCCCGATGAGCCGACAACTCTCCGCATCCTAAAGGAGCGCGAGACAGGGGACGCTACGGGCCGGACCTTTGGGCTCGCCTACAACCGCGACACCGGCCTCTTCGAGGAGGTGGAGCTGGCGGATGGGCCTTTCTCAGACAGCACGAAGGAGCAAGATGGCGACTTTTAAGACTTGGATGGGTGAACCTATCGAAGAGGTGTGTTTTCGTAACGACACGCCCGGCTCGCCCTCTCATGTGCCGGTTCGCATCACCTTCAAAAGCGGCCTGGTGTTGAATGAGGTCATCTCCAACCTCGAGGCGGAGAACCTTCTTTGGGAGGGGACGAAAACGTGTCGTCCTTTGACAGCACAGACCAACCAACTTCCGGAGGACAGCGAGCTTCGCAACTCCTACCCGATGGCGGACGGCCTAATCGACTACTTCCCCAACGCGCTCGCTGAGGTCTCCCGTATCTCCTACATCGGGAACCAAAAGCACAACCCCGGAGAGCCCATGCATTGGGCTCGGAGCAAGTCTACCGACCACCGCAACAAGATAGCCCGCCATCTCGTCGATGTCGGCGGCTTCGAGGAAACGGAGGTCGACGGCAAGCCGGTAAAGGTGCGCCACTCCGCCTACCTCGCTTGGCGAGCCTTGGCGAACCTACAGGAGGAGCTGGAGCGGGAAGAAGGCTATCCCATGTCCCGCGGCTCCAGAGCCGGCTGATGGAACAGCAAACTCGAACCGACTCCTTCATGGAGGCCATGACGAACGTCGTTATCGGCTTCGGTATCAACTTCATTGCCAACATCCTGGTCCTGCCGACCGTTCTCGGGGTTCCCGTGAACCTGGCCGAGCTAGGCACCATTGGTATCATCTTCACGGTCATCAGCGTGGTCCGGTCCTACACTCTCCGCCGAATGTTCAACGGGCGGACGGTCTGGCAGGCCATCAAAGACCGCTTCGGCCGAGGACGCACCTCGGCCCTCTCAACAAAGGCCCGCGAAGGCCGCCTAATCAAGGGAAGCTAATGCTGACACGTCTCTTCAATTCTGCCGTTCTCTTGGTCCTCCCGACCGTCGAAACCATCCTCGTCGGCATCGCCAAGATGCTGGCCTTCGTCGAAGCCCGAGAGGCTGCTCTAGAGCGCCATATCGAGGACCGAGTCGTCGCCATTGCAGAGTCAACCCGCAAGCGCCGCGACGTCATCCAGGCCGTCAACGACCGCTTTGACCGCATCACTGACCGCCAGGTTACGGCCATCGAGACGGCCCGCGAAGAGGTCCGCGCCGCGGTGAACGCTCGCTCGGCCGTCGAGAACCTTCTGAACAACCGGGGCTGACACGCCTCCAGCAAGGAGGCCCTATGGTCATCTTCGACATCGAGGCGGATAACTTCCTCGACGACGTAACGACCATCCACGTCATCAACGTCCTCGACCGGGAGACCGGGGAGCGGTTCAGCTTCCACGACCACCCGGACGTGGCGAGGCGAGATGGGACGCTGGAGGACGGGGTCACACGGCTCCGTCTCCACCTCGACGAAGGGGAGTTAATCGCGGGTCACAACATCATCCGCTACGACATCCCCGTCATCCAGAAGTTCTTTCCCGACTTCATCGTCCATCCCGACCTGGTCCTCGACACCCTAGTCGTCTCCCGTCTTATCTGGACGGACCTCAAGGGCATCGACCAGCGGGCCATGCGGAAGGGCAAGCGCCCGGCCGCCTTCAAGACTGCAAAGCTGGCCGGGTCGCACTCCCTGGAAGCCTGGGGCTATCGCCTCGGGGTCCATAAGGGAGAGTTCAAGGGGCCTTGGGATACGTTCACGCCCGAGATGGCCGAGTATGCCATCCAGGACCCAGAGACGACCCTGGCGCTGCTCGAGCATATCGAGAAGCAGAACTACTCCGAGGAGGCCATCCGGCTCGAGCATCGGGTCGCGGAAATCATCTTCCTCCAGGAGCGGTTCGGCGTCTACTTCTACAAGGAACGCGCCGAGGCGCTCGCCCAGGAACTCCAGGGTGAGCTGGCCGAGATGGACGACCGGCTTCGCAGCGCCTTCGACCCGTGGTTCGAGGCCGAGCGAAAGTATGGCAAGGCGGTCATCATGGACCCCAAGGTCCGCCGTCGAGTCCTAACGGTCTCCGAGGATGGCGAGGAGTGGCGGGCCGAGTATGCGCCCGGCTCCTCCTACTGCAAGGTGAAGCTCGTCTCGTTCGAGCCGACCCGGCAGAAAATTGCCAACCGGCTCAAAGCTATCTACGGCTGGAAGCCGACCGAGTTCACGCCGACCGGCCAGCCGGAGCTGAACGAGAACACCCTCGCCGGCCTCGACTATCCTCAGGTGAAGCTGCTCGTCCGCTACTTGGTTCTCAAGAAGCTGATTGGCACTATCTCCACCGGCAAGAAGGCTTGGCTCAAGGTCGTCAGCGACGACGGCCGCATCCACTCCCAGGTGAACACCAACGGCGCGGTGACGGGTCGAATGACCCACGCCGACCACCTCGCACAGGTCCCCCGGATGAAATATGATGAGCACGGTAAGGTGCTCAAGGGCTACGAGGGCCGCTACGGCTATGAGAGCCGGTCGCTGTTCGGCGCCCCGCCTGGCAAGAAGCTGGTCGGCGTCGATGCAGACGGCCTCGAGCTGCGAAAGCTTGGGCACTACATGGCTCGCTACGATGACGGCGCCTACGCTCGAGCCGTTGTCGATGGCGACAAGAAGCTCGGAACCGACGCCCACTCACTCAACATGAAGGCGGTCGGGCTCCGAACCCGTGACGGGGCGAAGACCTGGATTTACGCCTACCTCTACGGGGCCGGCGATTTGAAGCTGGGCCTAACCCACTATGAGGACATGACCGAGGAGTGGCGGGACAAGTTCAACGCCGACCATCCTCCCGGCCCAGCCCGCGAGCGCGCCCTCATCAACATCGGACGTCGTGGCCGCAAGCGAATTGAAACCACCTTCCCGGCGCTCGACAAGCTCCAGAAAGAGGTTCGGTCGCGGGCGAAATCCAAGGCACCCAAACTCAAGAGCCTCGACGGCCGGCTGCTCCACATCCGGGCGCAGCACTCCGCGCTTAACACGCTGCTCCAGGGCGGCGGCGCGGTCGTGATGAAGAAGGCGCTGGTCCTCGCTTACGACTCCTTCCTCGCTCAGGGGTGGGAGTTCGGTCGCGAGTTTGCCTTCGTCCTCAACGTCCATGACGAGTTCCAGATGGAGGTCATTCCCGAGTATGCAGAAAAGGTCGGCGCGCTCGCGTCGGAAGCCATCAGGCTCGCCGGGGAAGCGTTCGACCTACGGGTCCCGCTCGCCGGAACAGCATCCATCGGCCAAACCTGGGCCGACACCCACTAAGAAGAAACGGAAACCGGAGGACCTTCGCTCGATAATGATACGCAATGCGCGTGTCCGGGCGAAGGACACCGGGGTCCCCTTCACCATCACCAAAGACGACATCCACATCCCGAGTCATTGCCCCATTCTCGGCATCCCGCTGTTTCGCGGTCCGAAGGGAGGCACAGACAACAGCCCGTCGTTGGACAAGGTCCACCCACACAAGGGCTACGTCGCGGGAAACATCGTCGTCATCAGCAACCGAGCCAACCGTCTCAAGGCTGACGCCACCATCCGGGAGCTGCGCGACATCGCCAGCTTCTATGCAACTCTGCGGGAGGATGTCCGCGTCACAGGAGCATCAACATGAATTGCGCCGTCTGCGGCTCCCGTATGAGCCCAACTCGATGTGGCCGAAACAGCCGCCTAATCTGTCCGCGAGGACACACGCAAAGCGAACGGGAAGCGGTTGATGCCATGACCGGCGTAACCGCCGAGCCGCTTCGGACCCAGCCGGCCGAGCATCTCTCGGATTGGGCGTGGGCCGAGTGGGTCCAGGAACAGGGCATCGGGGAGTGAACGTCACCCCCGGCCCAGCGTCCTTCAAGGACGCCCTACGGCTCCTCTATAGCCGCTACATCATTGCCGCGGGGATTGCCCTCGGGGTCGGCGCCGCCGCCCTCGTTCTCATCCTGTGGTTAGGCGGCTGGCCGGCGCAATATGACGGCCTCATCATCCAGGTCTTCGGCAAGGCGCTCCTCGGCGCCGGCATTGCCCAGACCCTCATCATCATCTTCCTGGGCCTCGGAGGTCCCGTGAGGAAACTCACGGCTACCATCTGGAAGGCCAGTATCGAAACCGAAGGAGACTCCGACTGTGCATAAGTTCCTCGAAGGAAGCACGACGGGGGGCCTTGTCGGCCTCATCTTCATCTTCCTGTCGACCGTAGGGTTCCTGGTCGGAACCATGCCGCCGCTCCGGGCGGAAGTCCAAGTTCCCGCCTGCTACAAGGTGCCGATGCCGGGGCCGGAGAACACTCTCAACCCGAACGCGCCCAAGGATAAACAGGTCCAGGACACCACCGAGGTCTGCGACATCGTGACCTTCCCTGATAATCCGGCTCATGTCGGCGACCTTTCGCCGGTTACGGATTACCACCATGACCCTCGGGCGTTCGCCTGATGGGGCTCCTAAAGGTCCTCAACCTCCAGGGCTACATCGGCATTGGCGTCAGCGTTATCCTGGCAATCCTCCTCGGCTTAACAGCCTACAAGGCCGACCACTGGCACGACACAGCAGTCGCCAACGCGAACCTCTACCATTCCGAACAGGCCGCCCACCGGCAGACGGTAATCAACTATCAGAACGCGGCCGCGACGGCCCGCAAGGCCGACGCCGCCAACACGGCTCGCGTCAAGGCGGAGCAGACGGCCATCAACGAAAGGACGAAGTCCGACTATGAAGCTCGCATTGCTGCTGCTCGCGCTCGCGCTGACAGCCTGCGCCCACACGCCGGCCCCGCAGCCAATCCCGGCAGTCCCCGAACAGAGGACGTGCCCGGTGCTCCAGGGTCCTCCAGCGGAACTCCTGGTGCCACCCCGAAAGACGGACTTTCTGGGGACGACCGGCTCATCGCAACCGAGCAGGCAATCCAGCTCGACGAACTGATTAAGTGGGTAAATCGGAACCTGGTCGTTGATTACAGCGGCCACGACCCGGACCTCCCCGCTCCTAGGAGCCAGTGATGCCCCCTCGCTTCAACGAGGCCCATGCCTCGGTCGATTTCGCTGCCCTTGGCGTCCACTTCTATGTTGCCAAGCGCGACCGCGGTTCCGGCGAGAGAGAAGTCCTGACGGTCAACGGCACGACACGGAAACACACCCCCGGCGAAGCCATCACGCCCTCCTTCACCCTAGAACAGGAAGCTGCCCAGGCCCTCTTTGAGGAGCTGTGGCGCCAGGGCTTCCGCTCGGTCCACGACACCGGACATTCGGACAGGCTCGATGCGGCTCGTAAGGAGCACATTGAGGACCTGAGAAAGGTTGCCAAAATTGGCTGATGCAATCCTCATTCTCGGACTTCTCGCCACCATCGGCATCTGGGCCTATGTCGGCTATCGGATGATGACGGATTGACCCGAACCCTCCTGCTCGACGCGGACCTCCTCGCCTACAAGATGACAGCCCGGAATCAGCGGAGCTACGATTGGGACGGTGACGGCTCCAAGGCCGTCGCCGCCGACTTCGAGCCCGCTGCCCGGCAGGCCGAGGAGGCCATCGAGAAGCTGGCCTACAAGCTCAAGGCGGACTCGGTCCTGGTCTGCCTGTCGGACGACTTCAACAGCTTCCGAAAGGACAGGGTCGACCCGACCTACAAGGCCGTCCGGGCCAACATGGACAGGCCGGAGCACCTCTACGACCTCAAGGATTATCTGGCCGAGGAGTATGAGTTCGTCCGCTGGACGGCCCTCGAGGCCGACGACGTCATGGGCATCATCGCCACGGACCCTGGACGCACCGATGAGCGTATCATCGTGTCTGCCGACAAGGACCTGATGGGCGTCCCCGGTAAGCTCTACCGACCCGAGATACGCCTCCAGGGTCGGCTGGTCCGCAAGGCCGTCATGGCCGACATCACGCCAATCCAGGCCATCCGCTTCCACTTCTGGCAGACCATCGTCGGGGACACCACGGACGGCTTCCCCGGCGCCCCCGGCATCGGCCCTAAGAGCCCCTATGCCGAGGACATCCTCGCCGCGGAGACTGAGGAGGAAGCCTGGGACATCGTCCTCCAGGCATATTCCTTGGTCGGGCTTCCGGAGGCCGCCGCGGTCCAACAGGCCCGCCTCGCCCGCATCCTCCAGCATGAGGATTGGGACGGCCGAAGCCCGCGTCTCTGGCTCCCGCCCGCCTGGGAGGAGCCGCTGGAGTGATAGGCACGGCAACGTGTCAATTACCCGCCACTAGTAAGGAGACGCAGAAGCTCCCTCTAGTGCCTACCGGCATCTTAGAAGCAACCTGGCAGCCGAACTTAGGGCTCAGGGTTTCCCTTGTTCGGAGGCCCTGAGCCCCTTCACGTTCCCCAAGGAGCCCCATGCGCTTTCCCAATTCAGTCGACGAGCTGATTGCCGAGCTGGACCGGAAGTTTCCCGAGTTCATCCCGGACGCCGACGACAGCGAACGCAAGATATTCCACGCGGCGGGCCAGAGGTCGGTCGTGAATTTTCTCAAACAGTGGCGCGCAAGCGCCAGCCATACGCCGCCAGCACCGCGGCAAAGAGGACAAGGCCGCGATGTGTCTCGTAAGTAAACCCCATATCCCGGACCCTACCCAGAACGACAAGCCTCTTCCCATTCTCCGCAACCCGTTTCTCGACGGGCTCCTTGGAAACATCGCAGCCCTCAGGAATGGCCGTGACTCCCTCCGCATCCCGCTGAACCCGCTGGGCATCCCTGTCGGCGGCGGCGTTGGCGGCGGCGTGGTCAGCGGCAGCGGCGGGGGCAGCTCCAGCGGCGGCAGCCCGAGCGGCGAAAGCAGCTCCGGGTCAACGGGCGGTGGCGGAACCTCTGGCGGCGGCTTCCTTCTGGATAGCAGCGCGAAAGCCTAAATGGCGACCGCAAAGGAGAGGTATAATCTCCTCACTCGGGCGCGGAACACCATTCTGCGCCAGGCCCGCGAAGCGGCCAGGCTCACCATTCCTGGGCTCATCCCTCAAGAAGGCTCGAGCGACCCTCACGATATTTCAGAGCAGCCCTGGGAGTCCCTTGGCGCCCGAGGCGTGAACAATGTCGCAGCCAAACTCCTGGTCTCCCTGTTCCCACCGGGACGGCCGTTCTTCCGCCTCGACATCGACCCTCTCACCGTGAAGGAGATGGGCGACACCCTCGGCCCGGCCCAGGATGCGCTCGCCAACATCAGCCTTCTCGCGATGACCCTGGTCGAGGGCTCCGGCGCCCGCACCTTGTGGATGGAAGTCTTCCGCCACCTGGTCGTCGCCGGCAACGTCCTCGTCTATCACCCCGACGACGGCACCATCATGCGCGTCTGGCGGCTGGACCAATATGTGGTCCGGCGTGATGCCCAGGGCCGGATGATTGAGACGATCATCGAGGAGGAAGTCTACCCCTCCGAGCTGGCTCCTGAGGTTCTCGCGGCTTGCGATGTCAGCATTGACGGCCAGCCCGATGACCAGGGCCACCCTTCTGACAAGGAAGAGGAGAAGATTAAGCTCTACACGGTCGTCGTCCGCGAGGGCGATAACGTCATCCACTACCAGGAAATCAACAACATCGAGGTCCCTGGCTCCCGCGGCACGGCGAAGTCCGACGTCGCTGGGTGGCAGGCGCTTCGCTGGCAGGCGGTTCCGGGTTCGGATTACGGCCGTGCAATGGTGTCGGAGTATGCCGGCGACTTCTACTCACTGGAGGAGGGCTGGAAGGCCATCATCCAGTTTGCAGCAGAGGCGGCCCGCATCGTCACCATCGTCGACCCCAACTCGGGCATCGACGTCGAGGAGCTGTCGGTCGCGCAGACCGGCGACTATCTGACAGGCTACGTCGACAAGCTCCAGAAGCTCGGCCTAGACAAGGCCGCTGACTTCCAGGTGCTGGAGAACATTCTCCAGACCATTGAGCGCCGCATCAGTCAGGCGTTCCTGCTCACCGCTAACACCATCCGGGACGCCGAGCGCGTCACCGCGGAGGAAATCCGGGCGGTCGCGCAGGAGTTGGAAGACTCGTTCGGCGGGACCTACACGGTCCTCTCGGCCGAGGCCCAGACGCCCTATGCGCGCCGGCTGCTCTACATCCTAAACAAGCAGGGCAAGGCGCCCAAGCTGCCGAGCGATGTTGCGCCGATGGTTGTCACTGGCTTCTCCGCTCTCGGGCAGAACCACGAAGTCCAGGCCATCATCGAGTGGCTCAAGATGCTCGGAGGCACCTTGGGCGAACAGTGGCTGGCAACTAACCTCAATGGAACCGAAGTGGCGTTCCGCACCGGCTCCGGCTGGGGCATCCCTGATGTGAAGGGGATGCTGCTCGACGAGCAGACCAAGGCCCAGAACGCAGCCGCAGAGCAGAATAATCAGCTCGGTCAGTCCGTCGCTCCCGAGATTGCTCGAGGAGCCATGAACGCGGCCCAGAACCCCGAGCTAGTGAAACAAGCACAGGAGGCCATGAATGGCTGACGCCGCCCCTAAGGCGAACATAAAGGTGTCCACCAAGGTCGAGACTGATGTCTCGACCAACACCACGCTGGTTGAAGACCGCACCGAGCAGCCCGCTCGGCACATGGTCAAGAAGTATAAGTCCGAGGTCCTCAAGCTCGGCAACGGCACCACGCTCACCAACTACACCGACGAGGTCGAATAATGGCAGACGGCAGCCAGGTCGAAGACAACCTCGAAGGCGAAGGTAACGAGTCCAACATCAAGGTCGACATCACTGGCCAGAAAGAGTTTCGCGGCTCCGTTGAGCATCGCGACCCGATGGCCCCCACGCTGACGCCGGCCCCTGATGGCGTCCCGGAGAAGTTCTGGGACCCGGTCGAGGGGAAGCTCCGGCAGGATGACCTCATCAAGTCCTACCAGGCCCTCGAGAGCAAGCTCGGGAAAGGCAAGTCGGACGACGACGATGGTGACGATGATACGTCCAAGGTCGACGACGATGATGACAAGGGCGATGACACCGACAACGCCGATGGCGACGACAAGAGCGACGACAAGGACGACGACAAGGGCGACGACGCGAATAAGGACGATGAGGACGCCTCTGCGGCGGCCGTAAAGTCTGCAATCGAGTCGGCCCGTGAAGCGTATGCCGCGAATGGCGGCGAGCTTCCCGAAGAGTCCCGTGAGGCGCTCCGCAAGGCCGGCATCACCGATGACCTCATCGACTACCACCTTGCCGGCGTAAAGGCAGCCGAAGCGGCCCTCTATGAGAAGGCATATTCGGAAGCCGGCAGCGCAGACAACTACAATTCGGCCGTCGCCTGGGCTCTGACCAATTGGTCGGACAAGCAGAAGATGGCGTTCAACGCCCAGATGGGCGACGTCGAGACCATCGGCCCCGCGGTTGCGGGCCTGATGGCGGCCTTCAAGAAAGCCAACCCCGGCGAAGGCTCTCTCATCAAGACGACGAGCGTCTCCAAGGGCGATGTCTACGAAGATGAAGGCGACTTCCAGAAGGACCTGGCCGAGGCAGACCGCCTCCGGGACCCGGTGAAGCGCCGCAAGGCTATCGCCAAACTTCGCCGTTCGCGTGAGGCTGGCGTCATTAAGTAATTCCGCCCCGGTGACGACCGGGAGGATAACCTAATGGGGGCTGCCCAACGTAAGTGAGCGGCCCCCACCCCACCCAGATTACCAAAAGACAATCCGAAGGCCGCGAGGCCGGGCTGCGGCCCGACAACCTCCACTCCCGCCACGGACCTTGAGGACATGGGACGAAAGAAACCCAACCCTCAAAGTGAGTAACCCCCAACATGAATAGCAATCCCTCTCGTCCGGGTCTTCGCGAAGGCGGCACCGACGAGTTCGAGCTGCTGCTCGACGTGCGTGGCAAAGAGGTCCTCAACGCTTATGGCGCGAACCTCAAGATTGCCCCGCTGATTAACTCCCAGACTCTTGCCGGCGCCAAGTCGGTCAAGTTCCCCGCCTTCTGGCGCGCTGACGTTCACTATCACACCCCCGGTGTGGAGCTGACGGGCGGCCAGATTGCGTCTCAGGACGTGACCGTGAGCCCGGACGACAAGCTCGTCTCCGACGTGTTCGTCTCCGACATCGACGAAGCTCTCTTCGACGTCGAGGTCCGCTCGCCCTACACCGAGGCTATCGGCCAGGCGATTGCCGAGCACTACGACGGCCTTGTGGCCCGTAGCATCGTCCTTGCCAGCCGGCAGGGCGCCCTCTTCGTGGGCGACCAGGGCGGTTCGGCGCTGACCAATGCGGCCTACGCCAACGACGCCAATGTTCTCTTCGACGGCATCAGCCAGGCGAAAGAGACGATGGACGGCAAGAGCGTCCCGGTCGACTCGCAGCCGGTCCATGCCATCATGGGCACCGCTCCGTGGTATCTCATGGCGCGCAGCGACAGGAACCTCAACCGTGACTTCAACGGTGGTTCCGCCAACATCGCGAAGCACACCCTGACGACCATCGACGACATCATGGTCCTCAAGTCGAACAATCTGAACAAGATTTTCGGCTTCAACGACACGGCCAACCTCGACATCCCCGCGGAATACCGTGCGGACTTCACCAATACCATTGGTTCGGTCTTCACCCCGTATGCGGCGGCGACGGTCGTGGTCCAGGACATGGGCTTCCAGATTGTTCCGCAGCCCGAGAAGCAGGGAACCCTGCTCATCGGTCGTCGGATGTCCGGCACCCGTCCGCTCCGGTCGAAGACCGCTGTCGAACTCAAGATTGCGTAAGAAAGGAACATAGCAAATGGCGAGAGTTTCTAGCTTCCGCAACGACAAGACCCCGAGCATCAACTCGGGCGTCTTTCACGTCCAGAAGACGCTCGCTGTTGTCAACGGCTCGGCGGCCAATGGGGACACGATTGACGTGATGGGGATTGCCCCGTCGCAGAAGGTCGACCTCATCAGCGCCGTCCTGCGGACCAGCGCTTCCCTGGGCGCTGGCGCCACCGTGCAGCTCCGCGCTGCCGGCTCGGCCGTCACGACCGCCACTACGGCGGCTGCGGCCAGCAAGGTGGACAGCAACAGCGACAGTGATGTCCCCATGAGCCTCAATGGCGGCGACCTCATCGACCTCTTGGTCGGTGGCGCCGGCATCACGGCCGGGGCGACCATCACGGTCGACCTGATGTTCGCCAACCGCGAATAAGCGACCCTTCCGAACGGGGGGCTGGGCTCTGTGCCTGGCTCCCCGTTTTTTCAGTTTCATAGGAGCCCCAACCCTTGGCGATGCTCTCCCCAACGACGGACCTCGAAGCCGTCAACCGGATGCTCTCGAGCATCGGGCAGGCCCCCGTCAACACCATCCCATCGTCCGGCATCGGGGACGCCGCTAAGGCGGCCAAGCAGCTCATGGAGACTGCCCGTGAAGTCCAGGCTGTCGGCTGGTCGTGGAACACGGACTACGGTTACACCCTGACCCCCGACGCCTCGGACAAGGCCATCCTTCTTCCCAACGGCGCCCTCGATATGGACGCCTCGGACAACACCCAGAACACCGTTGTTAGGTCGCACCCCGTTCGGGGTTCGCTGGCCCTCTATGACGTCGATAATCAGACGTTCGAGTTCGACGCCAACGTCGATGTCGACATTGTCTGGGGCTACGACTTCAACTCTCTGCCCGTTCCGGCTCGGGAATATATCACCGTGGCCGCGGCTCGGAGGTTCCAGGCCCAGCTCATCAACTCCACCGTCCTCGACCATTTCAACGAGGAGGACGAGATGCGCGCCTACTTGCTGCTCCAGCGCCATGAGCGCCGCTCGCGGGACACCAACAGCTACCGCAAGAACCCCGGCTTCCTCAAGTGGACCTCCCGGCGAGCCTTCTAATTCCAACCGGGGCTGTTCGCGGCCTTGGATAGGGCGGCCTTCGGGCCGCCTTTCATCTGCCTAAGGAGACCCTAGTGGCCCTCACGACGCGCACTTTGCCGGCCCTGATGAATGGCATCAGCCGCCAGCCGGCCCTCTTGCGGTCCCCTGACCAAACCGAAGACGAGCTGAACACCTGGGGCGACATTGCCCGCGGTGTCGGCCGCCGCCCGCCGACGCAAACCATCCGGAAACTCGATGGGCTCGCCCTGGGGGACGCTACGGTCCACCACATCAATCGCGACATCAACGAGCGTTACACGGTCATCATCGACAACGGGGCCATCCAGGTCTTCGATGAGACCACCGGGGACGCCAAGGTCGTCAATGCGCCGCTCGGCTGGGGCTACCTCGATGCGGCCGGCCCGAACTACCGCGCCGTCACCGTGGCCGATTACACGTTCATCGTGAACACCCAGAAGGTGGTCGCCATGAAGTCGGCCGGCTCCGACCAAACGGCCCCCGACGCTTCCCTAAGGTTCCCTGGAGGGACCAACCCAAGGGACGTGAACTCGGTCATGTCGCGGGTCTTTGCCGGCGACACGGTCCAGTATAACGCCAACCCGACCTATTCGGGCGGGCTGACCGGCACGGTGCCGGACATGACCAAGCTCCCTGACCCGCCCTGCTCGGGCTGCGTCTACAAGGTCCTGGGCCAGAACGAGACGTCGTTCGTATCCTACTATGTGATGGGCGACGGGACGGTCTGGAACGAGACTGTCGAGCCCGGCCTCGAGAACTCGCTGGATGAAATCACGATGCCCCACGCCCTCATTCGAGAGGCGGACGGCACCTTCTCCTTCGCCCCCTTCTCCTGGCAGCCGCGGCGCGTAGGCGACCGCGATACGAACCCGGTCCCGCCATTCATCGGCCGGACCATCCGGGACGTCTTCTTCTTCCAGAACAGGCTGGCCTTCCTCGCGGATGAGTCGGTCATCTTCTCTGGGGCTGGCGACTACGGGGACTTCTGGCGCCGGACGGTGTTGGACTACATTGACAGCGATGCCCTGGCGGCCTCAGCCGCGACGACTGACGTGGCCCTGCTCGACTATGCGGTCCCGTTCGCGGACGGTGTTATGCTGTTCTCGAAACAGCGCCAGCTCTCGCTGACCAACGGCGACAGCGGCCTTAGCGCCCACAGTCTCGCCATCTCACCCGTCACGTCCTACATCATGTCCTCGGCTGTCCACCCGACGCCGATGGGCAGCCAGGTCCACTTCGTCACGGACTCCAGCGGCCAGACCGCCGTCCAGGAGTATACCCGTCTCGCGGGTGCCGACCCGACAGAGGCGGCGGACATCACGGCCCATGTGCCGGGCTTGCTCCCCCAGGGGGCCACCCAGCTAATCCCGGCGCATGACCTCAACGCCCTCTTCGTCCTCACCCGCGATGCGTCGGCCGACAAGCTCTCGAAGCTCTACGCCTACCAATTCTTCTGGGATGGCGACAAGAAAATCCAGTCCGCCTGGCGGGTCTGGGACCTGGGCGATGGGCAGCCGGTGTCGGGCAGCTATGAGAGCGGCGCTCTCCACTTGCTCGTCGAGCGGCCGGATGGCTTCTTCCTCGAGAAGATTGACCTGAGCCCTCAGGCTGTCAGCACGAACCAGGACCACATCCTTTATCTCGACCGGCAGCAGGCCCTAACGGGTGTCTATAACGCCGGGACGAACACCACGACGTTCACCGCGGCGTTCGCCATCGACCCCGCAAAGGTCCAGTTGGTCCGCGGCAAGGGCTCCTCGGCCCCCGAAGGGGTCATCAGCCCGTCCGCCTACACGGTGTCCGGCGCTACCCTCACGGTTCCCGGCGACGAGTCCGGCGCTCAGGCCACCCTCGGGCACCTCTACACGACCAAGCTGGTTCTGTCAGAGCAGTTCCCGCAGGATTGGCAGGGGCACCTCCTGACGACCGGCCGGCTGGTTCTCCACACCTTCACGGTGAACCTCGCCAATACCGCCTACACTCGGGCTGACGTCTACCCCTATGGGCTGGATGCCTTTGCCCTGGATAGCGGGCTTCTTCACTCAACGGTCTTCACGGGCCAGCACGTCGGCTGGAACGATGCCGTCCTGGGCAAGCGAGGCTACCACACGGGACCCTTCGAGTTCTCGGTGGCCGGCGCCTCCAACCAGGCCCGCGTTGAACTCGTCAATGACAGCGCCTTCGCCTCGACGTGGACCTCCGCGGAGTGGGAAGGGCTGTTCTTCTCGAGAGCCCTCTAATGGCGAGAGCGGTCGACATGGCGACCCTGGATGATGACACCATCCGGGAGTCGCTGGAGTATATCGCAGCGAACCTCCGAGGCGCCGACCGGGCCGAACTTCAAGCGACCAACGCTGATGAGCCTGACCCTTTCTGGCGCCTCATCGAAAGCTGGGACGCCTCCGTGGCGAGCTGGCTCATCGTTGATGGTTCTGGTCTGCCCATCGGCCTCTTTGGCGTAGCCGCCCACACCGTTCCCAACCTGGGGGTGGCGTGGATGATGGGGACGGATGGCCTCGAGCGTGAGGCCCTCTCCGTCGCCCGCCAGACGCGGCAATATGTTGAGGAGCTGCACCGCTTCTTTCCGGTCCTTTGGGCCAACGTCGACGCCCGCAACAAGCTCTCCATGAAGTGGCTGGAGTGGGCCGGCTTCTCCATCCACGACGCCCATCCGAACTTCGGACCCGAGCGGCGGCTGTTCTATCAATTCCTCAGGACAATCTAGGCAATGTGCGACCCAATTAGTATCGGTATTGGTTTGGCGGTTGCGACCACCGCGGTCGGGGTTGTCGGGCAGATACAGTCGGCCAATGCAACGAACGCCAGCATCCGTGCACAAGCGGTCGTCAAGAATAAAGAGATTGACCAGGCGGCCACTCAGGAAATCAGTGACCGCCTCCGCCAAGCCAGGCGCGAACAGGGCCGCATCATGGTCGCAGCCGGCGAGTCCGGATTGAACACCTCAAGCCCGGTCGTTGAGGGCCTCCTCCAGGATGCCCAGATGCAGGCCGCCCTGGCTGACCAAACCAGCAACGCCAACCGAGAGAGCCGTAAGCGCGCCACGGTGGCCGAGGCCAACACCGATATGGTGTCCAAGCCAACCGCCCTCGGAGCTGGACTCCAGATTGCCATAGCTGGCGCCGCCGCTGCCCAGAAGGGCGGCGCTTTCAAGAAGGGAGGCTAACGCATGGACCTCGCCAAGGTTGACACTCCTTCGCGCTCCCTACCCCAGCGGACGTTCAACCGCGAAACCACCATGCCCCGCCAGGATACCCAGCGGGACAATCTGGAAGTCAACGCGGACATCCGGCGCCCCAACACGACCTCCAATGCGGAGGCCCTGGCAAAGCTGTTGGGTGTCGCCAGTGATGTCACCGGGAACATCGTCGGGGACATCAAGGCCAAGCAGGACACCAAGGACAACGCCCAGGCGGTCTTCGATTACGCCTCCGGGAAGCAGAACCCGGACCTCTTCAAGAACTCTCGCGCCTACTATGAGGCGTGGCAGTTGGAGGGCTCGAAGGCTAAGAGCCTTGACGTAGCCCAGAAGGCCACCGAAGCGGTCCAGACGGTCCTCAACAACCCTGACGCGACCCCTGAGGATGCCGATGCGGCCATAGAAAAGGTCTTCTACACGGAGACCCACGACGGCCAGGGCAACCTTCTGGACTTCGGAACGCCGGCAGCCAAGCTGACGCTTGGGAACTCCCTGGCCGAGGTGAAGGCCAAGCTGATGCCGTCCGTCCACACCTTCATCAAGCAGCGCCAGGACGGCAAGCTGATGGGGACGACGTTCGACAACATGATGGTCGAGCGCACCCGCGGCGCTCCCATCGGAGACCCCAAGGCGGTCGACCCTCTGGCCCCCTTGCCGGATGTCCTGTCGCCGCCCCCGGCCAACCCTAACCGAGCCCCGCCCCACATTCTCGGCCGCCTCTCGGCGCCCTTCCAGGGCTTCGATACGGTCAAGCTGACGGGCAAGCTCGGGGACCAGCGGGATGGCCACGTCCACAATGGGGAAGACTTCCCGGTCCAGGACGGAACGCCCATCGCGGCCCCAATGGCCGGTGAGGTCGTCGCCTCCTACAACGACACCAAGAACGGGGGCGGTGAGTCCGTCCGCGTCAAGCTCGCCAACGGCGCCATCGTCGGCTTCGCTCACCTCTCCGCGAGGAAGGTGGAGGTCGGGGACAAGGTGAACGCTGGGGAACTGTTGGGCCTCTCCGGGCAGACCGGGGACGCCACCGGCCCTCACGTTCACATGACGGTCGTCGTCAACGGCCAGCACGTCTCGCCTCGGTCCTACTTCGCCAGCAACGGCGCCGGCCAGGCGGTCGTCTCGACCGGCGATGAGCCGCAGCTCGCCTCGGCGCCGACGACGCCGGACATCCGCCCAGGCTTCGACATCGAGGGCTTCCTCAATCGGCTGCCGCCGACCATCGAGAAGGGCGATGCCAAGAAGTGGCTCCTGACCCGGCTCTATGCGGAGGCCAGCAAGACGGGCGATGCCAGCATCTTGAACGGTCTGGAGGACAGCAGGCGGCCCGATGGGACGCCCTCCTTCAACCCGGAGGAGCTGCTCCAGATAGTTCAGACCCGCGACCAAATCCGCACCCATGCGGAAGCCGAGCGGGAGAAGCAGACTAAGGACCTCCAGAGCAATAACATGGACAAGGTCCTCCAGGCGTTTGATGAAGGCCATGCGCCCTCGGACTCCTGGCTGGCGGCTCAGTCCGCTGCCGGGCTTCTCGACCCGCAGCAAGTCCACACGCTCATCAGCTACAATCGAGCGACTGCTCGCCAGGAAGCTGCCGAAGCTCGAGCAGAAGCTCGCGCAGACCAGGCCCAGAGGGACTCCAACATCAACATGGATGTCCAGAGCTTGGCGGTCCAGATGGAAGCCGGCGACCCGGAGGCCCTCGGAACCACCGAGGCGCAACTCACGGAGAGGTGGCAGAATGGGGACTTTGGTCCGTTGGGAAGCAAAGCCTCTCTGGCGCGCTACCGGACCCTCCGCACAGCCCTGCGCCAGGGCCAGCAGCTCGTCGAGAAGAACCCCTACTATGCCAGGGGGATGGCGCTGTTGCAGAAGTATAAGCCCGTAACCAAGAGTGATGGGCCACCGCTGCTTCTCGCCAACAACACCAATCGGCTAGATGCTGGCACCTATGCTGAGATGGTTAATCGCTATCGCGAGTTGGTCGACTCCGGGAAAGACCCAGGAGAAGCCTTCACGACCGTCGTCGACAAGTATGTCCGCGGCCAGTCGAAGACCTCCCAGAACGACACCGCTCTCAATCGCCTCTCCTACCTAAAGTGCAAACAGGCGGGGCTCTGTAAGTAAGGAGGCTCTATGGCCTTGACCCCAGCCGAGCAGGCGGAGCTGAACCAGCTCACCGCGCAGCAGCAGGACAAAATAACGCAGGAGTTTGGCGACCCGATTGCCAACAGCTATGCGGATGCTGTCGCGCCGGCCACAGCGCCGCCCAACGAGACCCACTCATCCATCTTTCGGACCATCTTCGGTGGCCTCGTTCGGGACCCGCTGGCCGAGACTGTGGACACCCTCAAGAGCCTTGGCGCTGACGCCACGAAGCTCGAGCAGTCCGTCACGTCCGCGGTGGGGGGCAATGTCAGCCACGCTCTGGGGCTCGCCTTCGGAGCCCTCAACCCGGCCCTCACGGCCGCGGTGAACTTCGAGCAGTCCATTAACGCCTCCGGGGTGTCCGTCCCGAACCTTCCGGGGTCCGAGAACGCCGGCACCTTCGAGAAGGTCGGCCGTGGCATCCTGTCGTTCGTTGTTCCCTTCGCAAGCTGGAGCAAGGCGCTCAGTGGCGAAGAGGCGGCCCTGACCATCTGGCAGAAGATTGGCAAAGGTGCCCTCGCCGGCACCCTGACCGACTTCACCAGCCAGGACCCCCACGCCATGAACCTGGCCTCGGCCCTCAAGGAAGGCTTCGGTCTGGACAGCCCGACGCTTGACGCCCTCGCCTACCATGCGGACGACGACGACCTCGTCAACCGACTCAAGGCCGCCACGACCAACATCCCGGTCGGCATTGCGGCCGAGGGTCTGTTCGAGCTGGGTGCTAAGGGCATACGTGCCTACCAAGTTTGGAGAGGTGGGGCGCCTGAGGAGGCTGCCGGCATCGTCAAGGCGGTCGAGCACGATTACGGCATCAAGCGGCCCAAAGAAGCCGAAGCGAAGCCAGCAGACGCCCTCAACCCCGAAGAGGGTGGGACTCCGTCCACGGACCCCTTCGACCACACCATCCACTCCGCACTCCAGGAGAACCCTCCCAAGACCTGGGAGGATGTCATCAGCTTCCTCAACCGCATCGTCGACACCCCTGGCATTGACAAGGACGTCGTCGATGAGCTGTCCAAGATAGCCCATGAGGACCCTGAGAACGCCCTGACGCGCCTGGGGATTGACCCGGCGAAGCTGGACTACGAAGCCTTCGATAACCCAGAGGGCGTCCAGAACCTCCACAAGGCGCTCATCAATATCTATGAGAAGGTCGGAGCCAAGCTCGGCAGGACCGGGGTTCGGGTCTCCGAAGCGGACGTCCTCCATACAGCGGCGCGCTCCTTCGCGTCCGATGCAGACATCCTTAGGGTCCTGTTCGGCCGGACCAAGCAGCTACCCGAGCTTCTCATGGGCGCTCGTATGTTCGTCGGCGGCCACGCCAAGCGGCTGCTCGACGATGCTGAGGGCGCTCTCAACGCTCTCCGAGCGGGCGGAGAAGGGGCCGGCGACCAGGAGTGGCAGAAGTTCCTGGCGACGTTCTACCGCCACGCCCTCTACATGGGCGAGCTGCGCGGGGCCGGCAGCGAGATTGGCCGAGCCCTCAAGTCGCTCCAGTTCATCGCACGGCACGACCCGGCGCAAGCCGAGAAGTATGCCTCCCAGCTAGAGTCCCGACTCCCACGCGGCGCCTCGGCTACGGCCGAAGAAGACGCCCAGAGCCAGGTCGACTCCTTGGTCTCGATGGACAGCGATGCCGAGCGCATGATGGTCCTCTCGAAGCTCCTTGAGAAGCAGGGGGATGTAGGCGCCCTGGCTGCGTATGTCCGCCGTATGAATGGCTCTATCGGCAAGCAGATTGATGCCGGTGTCCGTGAAGGGGTGGGCAACCTCTTCTCCGCGGGAACGGCCGCCTACAACTTCGGCTCTACCATGACGTTCCTGGGGCTTCGCGCCCTGGGGCGCTGGATGTCGGCCGGTATGCGGGCGCCTCTGGCGCTGGTTAGTGCCGAGCAGGCCCGCCTGTTCCGCATCGCCAAGGCGGACGCCTGGGCCTACCAGGACGGGCTCATGCTCTCCTGGGGTGAGGCATGGCGTAATATGCTGACGGCGGTGAAGGCCGATATGTCGACCGAGCTGTTCCTCAACGCCGACAACCTTGGATTGAAAACCATCGCCAAGCACGTTGCCGAGTGGAACGCCGAAGGCTCCAAACTGTCGACCTCCGGTAAGAACTTCGAGCGCGTCGATATGCGCGCCTCTCAGCACGTTATAGCCCTGAGCCCCTCCGACCGCCGAGCCATCGACGCATGGGCCGAGCATTACGATATGCCGAAGCTCATGGAGGGGGCCATGAAGTGGATGGCCCGAACCGCTGGCGTTGCCATCAACGCTCTCGGCACGGCCACACGCATGGGCACCATCCTGTTCGTCAACGCTCCGGACCAGCTCGCTGGGTCTCTGGCCTACAAGGCCGGGTCACAGTCGGCTGCGGTGCGCGAGGCGGCCAACAGGGCTGCCGAGCTGGGCATCGAAGGGAAAACCCTGTCGAAGTATCTCAAGGCCCGTGTGGCTTCCCTAACGGCTGACGTCGGGGACCACTTCGCGGACCAGGCGTATGAGGCCGGGTTCCGCGACACCGTCCACACGGCCGGCGAGCATGAAGCCCGGTCGGTTCTCTTCCAAGACCGGCTCGAGACTGGCATCGGCCGCGGTGCCGAATGGCTCGTCTCGCACACGCCCATCTTCGGGCCGCTGTTCGTGCCGTTCGTCCACACGCCAATGCGTATCCTTGAGCGGTCCCTAATCGACTACAGCCCCCTCGGGGTGTTCAAGAGTCGCATCCGCACGGCCATCCTGAGTGGCACTCCGGAGCAGCGTGAGCAGGCCCTCTCCCAGATGGCCCTAGGGCTCATGGGGTTCTACATGGGCTACCATCTGGCCTCTAACCGGACCATCGTCGGCAAGGACGGGACGTTCTTCTCCACGGCCCGAATGGCCCGCGAGAGCTACACCTTCCAGGTTGGCGGCGACACGTTCGAGTTCAACCGGCTCGACCCGATGGCAACTATCCTCGGGCTGGCGGCGGACTACCACCAATACATGAACTCCTACTACGACCCTAACGACCCTGAGGCTTCCTCAAAGCTCCAGGCAATGGCCGAGGCGGCGGCGTGGGCTATCTCCGCCAACGTCCTCTCCAAGAGCTACCTGGAGTCCATCCGCAATCTCACCGAGATGGCGGGGGCGTTCACGGATGGGGAGTTCAAGGCCCACTTCGACAAGTATGTCGGGGACACCCTGGCTCGGCGCTTCGTGCCGGCCGCGGGTATCCAGAAGGGTATCCGCCAGACCTATGACCCCTACGAGCATGAGGCCATCACGTTCTACGACAAGGTCATCCGCGAGAGCCTCGGGGCCACCAGCCTTCCGGTAAAGCGGGATTGGCTGGGTGAGCCGGTCACGACGAACTTCGGTGAACGCTTCACCGGCCTGGATTGGGAGCCCTATCGGGGCAACGAGGACCCGCTCGTTCGCGAGCTGGATACCCTGTCGCTCGACACCAAGCTCCCTCGAAAGGACATCAACGGCGTCCCGCTCAACGTCAAGCAGTATACACGGCTGCTCGAGCTGCGGGGCCAGGTCGTCACTGGCGACTATGGGACCATGAAGAACGCGCTCCACGCGCTCATCCAGGACCCCCGCTGGCCCGGCCTGACGCCGGCCGCCAAGGAGGAGCAAGTGCGCCTCGTCACGCAGCCCTACACGCACCTGGCAACGAACCGGCTCCGCTCGGAGGACCTCAGTCTCGAGGCCCGCATTGAGCGCGAGCAAGCCTACCAGGACGCCAAGGGCCGAGGCCTGACACCCGAGGAGCTGAACGCCCAGACGGAGAAGATAAACTCCGAGCTGGCTCAGTATCTCCGCGACAACTAACTAGGGGGCGCCTTCGGGCGCCTCCACCCCACAATGAAAACTAGAGCGGGTCCACCCGCCACGGGAGAGCTATGTATACCCCAATCACGGGAACCGGGGATGGGGCCGCTCCGGTCGTAACCATCAACTTCCCCTTCCTCGACACGTCGCACGTCAAGGCTTCCGTAGATGGGGCCGACGTCGCTTTCACCTGGACGGGCATGAGCCAGATTACCTTCTCTGCGCCGGTTCCTCACGGTTCGGCCTGGAAGGTCTACCGCGACACCTCACTGGCGGCCTCGCTCGTCGACTTCACGGACGGCTCAGTTCTCACTGAGGCTGACCTCGACAAGGCCAACTCGCAGCATCAGTATCTCGACCAGGAGCTGTCCGCTGGGCTCGCCCAAGCCTCAGTTGATGCTACCGCGGCTGCCAACGCCGCCGTCGCCGTGGAGACATCGGCCCGGATTGCCGGCGACAATGCCCTTCTCACCGCCGTCTCCGGCATCTCCTTTAGCGATGCCACTCTTCCGGCCGCCACTCGGGCCTTCATGGCTGCAATGGACCCCACCTCGGGTGTCCCGGCGCTCCTCACCGAGGCCGGCCGTAACGGCGCTTTCATTTTCAGCTCGGCTGACCATTTTCTCGATGTAGCAGCCGACCCCCTTCAAGGGGTCTTCGTGGCCCCTTCGGCGGGAACGGGATTGGCAACGGACGGCTCCCAAGGGGCTTGGGTCCGGGCCGGCCTGACCCACGTGCTGCCGGATTGGTTCGGTGCGGTCGGGGATGGGACGACCGATGACAAGGCCGCTCTTGATGCAGCCCACGACCTAGCCAAGCATCTCGGCATCCCATTCAAGTTCGGCCCCAAGGACTACCGGGTCTACGAGGGTCTCGTCTGGGACCTCTCCGAGGACATCGAGGGGTGGGGCGCAACGCTGACAATTGATTTCGTCGGAGACCAATTGGAGCTGTCTGGGGGCGGCATCATCAAGGGCCTCCACATCGACATCCTCACGGCCGACACCAACTCCTACCTTAATGTCAGTAGCGGGGTCCGCCTGTTGTTCAACAAGGTGACTCGGCTGAACGCAATGGGGGGCATCCCGCTCTACCTCCGGGACAATGCCACGGGCTTTCGAGCCCTTGGCAACCGCTTCGAGTGGTATGGTGGGCCGAACGTCTTTAGCACCAGCGATTGGCGCTTCATCGACAACGACTTCATCAATCCATCAGCCACGGCCTCGGATGATGGCATCGCCATCAAGTCCTCCACCGCCCGAGTTCATAATTGGGTTGTGGCTCTCAACCGCTTCTACGGCACGGCCAATATGGTCGGAGTCGGAAGCCAGGTCGGACTGCTCGGCGCGGCGGACCCCGACTCCACATTCGGCGTCTATAACGGCCACCTGGTGAACAACTATGGCGAAGGTGTCGGGGTCATCCTCTACATCAAGCCGGGTGCCATTGATGGGGTTCCGGGGGACGGCTACGACTTCCGCGACGGTATCATTGATGGCATCGTCGTTGAAGGGAATGAGATATTCGACCCTGCGGGCCTGGGCTTTCAGAACGGCATCGCCTTGACTGTCGGCCGCGGAACTCAGGTTAGGAATATCACAGGCGGAAATAATCTCATCACCGCCCGCGCTCACCCCACCACCTCCACAACTACCGGGGCGCTCCACATTGCACTTCTCGACTTTAGTGCAACAATGGCGGGAACCCAAGAGCCGGCTATCAGGGACGTCTCCCTCGGTATCCGGTTTGTGGACCCATTCGGTGGCTATCCGGCCGGGACGCTTATTACTGCGGTCGGCACGGCCGGCCCGGACCCCTACGGCGGTTATGGAGTCGGGGATGCTATTCCCGGCAACCCTCTTCCCTCCGCGGTAATCATCGAAGCCGCTACTCCAGGCTTTGGGGTTCTCAGTAACGTGTCGCTCGACATTGATGCCGATGGGACGGAGACGGATGGCATCACGATTGGGCCAGGGTTTGATAATGTGAACATCCGGCTCAATCGCCTTAGGTTGAAGAATATCAATCGCAACGGCTCGACCAGCTACGCGGGTGTCAATACCGCCTCGAAAGGGGTGCGTATCGGGTCGGATGTCCAGATTGATATGCTCGGCAGCTACCCATACAAATCGTCGATTGCTGGAGGCTTCCTCGGGCCAACCGATGAGGTGTTCGGCTTCACAGCCGCTGCCGGGACGGGTGCTGATATATTCCCGTGGCAGGCCAAGCAGCGTTCGCAGCTCGTTGAGGCCCGTCTGCTCATCAGCAACACCCCAACGCCCGACGACACGAACTACACAACGCTCGAGTTGAAGAACAAGGGCGGGACTGATGTCGACTTCGCAGATGCCCGAACGAGGGTGACGGCCTTCGGCCCGAACGACATCGCCATCGCCCCCCAGGCTGGGGCCAGCACCGTCATCTACGACTTGTCTGAACTCTACCTGGACTCGCAGCGCACCCAAACGCTCTTTGAGCGGGCGACGGCGCTCCACATCACCAAGCTCGAAGCGGGAACCGGCGCCGCCCTCAATGACGCCCGGTTCATGCTCATGGCGCTCCCCTACTAACCACAACGCTCCCCTCAGGTCCCCTCGAAGGGCCTGGGGGCGGGCCAGTGAGAACCATCGTGACAATCAAAGAACACGTCATCAACGCCGTGGCGGCTGCCGCGGCTATCGGGGTCGGCTCGACCGTCCTGAGCGTCAAGACGAACGACGCCAGGCAGGACACCCGCATCGAGCGCCTCGAGACTCTCCAGACCTCCGTCGACGGTCTCCGAGGCGACCTTGAGCGGGTCGACAAGCATCTGTCCCAGGTCGACGGCCGGATGCAGCAGCAGGACATCGACCATGAACGGTAAAGCCACCCAGGAGGTCATGGACCTTCTCCACGGGCTTATGGCCGAGGGCATGACCGAGGAGCTTCGTCGCGGCCTTGAGAGGGCGTCCCAGCCCCCGCGCATCGTGGACCCTGACGATGCCTGCAAGACCATTGCGAACCCCGACTACGAACCCCTGAGCCCAAAGCTCCTGGGCGTCATCCGGGCGTTCCTCAAGGACAACGGCATCGACGCGCCGGCCAGCTCTCCGCGCTTCAACGGCCTCATTGATGAGCTGCGAGACCTAAACGTCGAAGACATGGCGAGGGCCTAAACCCTTCTCAAGGATACAAACCTATGAAGATTACCCAGACTGGCGTCGGCTCGACTCCGCCCGTCCGCGTCTACGGCAACCACGGCGGCTACGTCATGGCTCAATCCGTGGCCTCGGACGGTGTCACCGAGTATAAGCTAGAGCTTCGGCAGGCGCCGGACGCTCCGTGGCGCAATGCCGGTTCCCTATACGGCCTCTCTTGGCCGGTCACAGGAGACCAGGACGCCTCCTTCTACGAGGGCAAGGAGGCTCGGCTAACGATTACCTCCGGCACCGGCACGGTCACTGTCTATATTGCAGATGGTCGCACCTAAGGAACCCTCGGAGACCCTCGAGGACATCCTCAAAGGCTCATTCCTCAAGTTCATCTACTACGTCTGGGTGCGGGTCCTCGACCTCCCGAGCCCCACCCGCATCCAGTTCGACATCGCCAAGTATCTCGAGACCGGCCCGAGGCTTCGCTTCCTGGCCGCCTTCCGGGGCGTCGGGAAGACCTACCTGACCGGGGCCTACATCGTCTGGCGTCTGTGGAAGAACCCGGACCTCAAGATTGGCGTGGTCTCCGCTAACGAACGGTTCGCCCAGACTGTGGCGGCCTTCATCCACACCCTCATCAACGCCACCGACATCGAGACCGGCGAGCTGGTTCCCTGGGCCTCTCTACGCGCCCGAGGGAGCCAGAAGGACTCCACGATGGTCTTCGACGTTGGCCCTGCAAAGCCGGCCAAGGACCCCTCGGTCTGGGCTGTCGGCGTGACCGGGCAGATGACGGGCGGCCGCACGGACATCCTCCTGTTCGACGACGTCGAGGTCCCCAATAACTCGGAGACCGAGGGCCAGCGCGAGAAGCTGGTCGGCCGAGTCAGCGAGGCCGCGGCGCTTCGCAAGCCCAACAGCGAGACCATCTACCTGGGCACGTTCCAGAGCATGGCCTCCATCTACAAGGGCCTGGTCGAGCGCGGCTACGCGATGCGGCTCTGGCCTGCGCGCTACCCGTTGGTCGGCAAGGAAGCCCTCTACGACTACCTGGCGCCTACCCTAGCGGCTGACATGGAGGCTGACCCGACGCTGCGTGAGCCGCGCTTCGGCAGCTCCCTGGGCGGTGCCCCCACGGACCCTGGGCGCTTCAATGAGGAAGACCTCATGGAGCGTGAGGTCGAGTGGCGGGCGGCCGGCTTCCAGCTCCAGTTCATGCTCGATACGAGCCTGACGGACCAGGAGAAGTTCCCGCTCAAGACGCAGGACCTCATCGTCACTGACGTCGACCGCGACCAAGCCCCGCTGCACGTCGCCTGGGGCCGGGCTCCGAACCTGATGCTCCGCAACCTGGACAACGTCGGCTTCGACGGGGACCGCTTCTATGGCCCCCTCAAGGTCTCCGATGAGTGGAAGCCCTACGCCATCTCCCTGATGGAGATTGACCCCTCGGGCTCCGGCACCGACGAGACGGCCTATGCGGTCGGTCGGTTCCTGGCCGGCCGGGTGTGGGTCTCCCGGTGGGGCGGCTATACGGACGGACACAGCGAGGCCACGCTTCAAGCCCTAGCGCAGATTGCGGTGGATGAAGGTGTCCCCCTGGTCCGCGTCGAAGGCAACTTCGGGGATGGGATGTTCGCCCGCCTGCTCGAAACCGAGCTGCGGAAGGCCGGCTACAAGGGCGCCGTCGAGGTCCACAAGGTCCACGGCATGAAGGAGTCCCGCATCCTGGGAAACCTCCAGCCTGTCCTGGGCAGCCACCGCCTGGTGCTAGACACCAATGTGGTTAAAGATGACCTACGTCTGGCGAACCGCTCCGGTGAAAGGGTCGGCAAGTATGCCCTCCTGGAATACTCCGGGCTCTACCAGCTAACCCATCTGGCTAACCAAAGAGGTTCGCTCCGCAAGGATGACCGAGCCGACGTCCTATCGAACCTGGTCAGCTACTTTCTCGAGCAGATGGCCCTCGACTCCGAGAAGGCCGTCCACAACGAGAAGCGGAAGGAGGCAGAAGAGTTTGCCCGGTTGGTTCGTGCCACTCAGGTTAATTCCAAAGGCCACTTCGAGCCTGCCCCTAGGGCCGCCCCCCGCGGCGCCGGCAGGACCCTCAGAGTCTCCCCAGCGGCCGTGCGCCGCCAGGCAATACGAAAAGGACCATCAACATGGCGGCCAAGGTAAGCCGTCAAGCCAAGCAGGAAGCCGACGCCCTCCTCACCTCCCTCCGAATGGCAGAGGAGTTCGGCTATTGGGGGATGTTCACCTCCATCGTCACCTTCATCCGCGATGCAGGGGCCAAGTTCCTCTATCTCGAGAAGGGGACGTATATGTTGCAGCTCCCTCCCGAGCGCCCCAGAGGAACCCTCAGGCTCCCTTCACGGTAACTTAAGGTCTCCCTGAGGGTATACATTAAGACACAACACCACATAACAAACCCATAAGGTATTCCCTAAGGTATTACCTAAGGTATACCTCCCATTCCTCCTATGAGTGTCCGTTAATCGGCCTCGTCGGCCTGGTCGCCCTCCGAAGGAGAGTCCCTGGCGGGCTCGGCTGGAGACTTGAGGGGACATTATGGGGCGTAAGGGCCTCTGAGAGCCCCGTAGATGCGTTCTCAGGGCCTTTTAGACACGCTAAGGTGCCCACCTAGCGGGGCACCCTTCCAGGTGCCTCTACGGGCCTCCTAGACGGCCGGCCTTGGAGACATTAAATGGGGCTGATGAGTGCGCTTCTGCTCGGAATGGCGGCCATGCTGTCGGTAACGGGGTCCCTGGATGGGGCTCCGTTCGCCGGCTACGCCAATGGGACCGCCTATCTCGAGGTGGAGCTGCCCGATGGGGCGCGTTGCGTCGGCTCGATGGTCGACACGGTTCACTTAGGGGACCTTAGGTGTCCTGATGGGCGCTTTGGCTCCTTCCACTGGCAGCTCGACCAGGCCGGCCGCGGCTATGGTGAGGGCCTGTTCGACGGAAAGACCCTGGAGCTGACCTTCTCTCCAAGTTGAAAATGGCTCACAATTCCGTGGCCTGGTATACGCTAACCGCCTCGCCCACATCCCCCCATAGGGGTCGCGAAGTTGCCTTGCAGGGGCCCCACGAATGAGGCCCGCAAGGCGGTCGGGGCGGGGGTGGCGGCACTAGGGCACGGCATCTTTCGACGGGGGCGGGCGGGAGACTGCCGATGGTGTGGCACAAAGGGGGCGCATGGGGCGGCGCTAGGCTCTTTGTCGGCGCGGACATGCGTATGCGCGGCCTGCCCCGCCCTGCCGGTTGCATCGGGCTTGTG